GTAGGATGTAATGTTTTTAAATATGGAGAGCAATACAAATATAGTTTATATCTTGGTAATAAGTTATCTAAAGAACTTTACGAACTAAGCCAACAAATTACTAAATTTACCAATATAGAATTAGAGGAAATGATTTCGGATTATTCCAATAGACTGAAAAAACTTTCTTGATATTTTTCTTTTTAATTGTTTGTTTTTAGAGGGTGGGAATTAATTTTCCTGCCCTTTTTGCTTTTATTTAAAAAAAAAGTGTAACTTTACATAAATAATTAAAACAAACATTATGAGTAAACAAGTTTCTATTAACGAAAAGCTGTTTAATTTACAGCAAGAGATTGGAACGATTAGCAAAGATGCTAAGAATCCATTTTACAAGTCAAAATACTTTGACGTTAACTCACTTATCAATCAATTACAACCCTTGCTTAAAAGCCACAGGTTACTACTATTGCAGCCAATAGAAGAAGACTTAGTGTATTCTAAGATAATTTGTATTGATGGTGGTGGGAGCGTTGTATCAGGACTTAAATTACCAGACTTAAACGACCCTCAAAAACTAGGTTCTGCAATTACATATTTTCGCAGATACACTTTAGCTAGTTTATTAGGATTACAAGCTGTTGATGATGATGGCAATTTAGGAAGTGGCAAAGTAGAATCACAAGTAGAGAAAAAGTGGTTAAACGAAAACACACCTGAATTTAGCAAAGCAATAGAATACATTCAGCAGGGTGGAAATGTAGAAGACATTAAGTCAAAATATAAGGTTTCAAAAAAAGTACAAGATGCCTTATCACAACTGTAAAATAAAAACCGTATATTACGAAGGAGAACACAATAACTATAAATTTAAAATACAATGGAAAAAAAGACAACAGCAATCATTAGCGGAAGTATCGAACTTACTTCAATCGATAAATCAAAGCTAGTACAAGGAAAGAACGGAAAGCAGTATTTAAACTTTACTGCTATGGTTCAAAACCAATCTAGTTATGGAAACAATGTTTGGGTAACGCAATCACTAAGCAAAGAAGAAAGAGAAGCAAAAGCAGCTTCTATAACATTGGGTAATGCAGCCGTTAGATGGATTTCAGATGAAGGTATAAGCGTTGCAGAAAAAGACAACGAAGTTACAAACACAGTACAAAATGAAGCGAGAGAAGTAGATTTACCATTTTAATTTAACTGGGGGTGTAACAACCCCCTTTTTTTATGACACCAAAAGAATTAAGACAAGATGAACCAATGCCAGCGGATTTTTGGAATTACAAAGTCAATCCTATTATGGGTTACTATGTAGAGCCGCAAGGCAGGAATATTAATAAAGAATCTAAAAAATATGGGTTAAACCCATTACCAAGCAAACAATGATAGCAAGAGCAGCAAACATAGAAAAAAAAATACTAGATATAAAATATGGTAGAATAAAGGAAGGTTTAAAAATAGACATTCCAGAAATGGATGAGTACCTCCGTTTTAAAAAAGGCGGGTTCAATTTACTAATTGGGCACTCAAATGTTGGAAAGACTACGGTTTTAACTTATCTTTTTACCGTTTGGGCTGTTAAACACGATTTAAAGTTTTTAATATGGTCAAGCGAAAACACACCGCAAAGTATTGTTAGAAAGATAATTGAATTTAAAATGGGTCAGCCTATTCAAAAAGCAAGCGAAGAACAAATTGCCGAAGCCGTTAAATGGTGTGATTCACATTTTAAAATAATAGACGTACAAGACTTAATTACCTACAAGGAATTATTAAAAGAAGTAAACGACATTAAAGATGCTTGGAATTATGACGCTTTAATGATTGACCCTTACAACAGTTTAGCGATAGATAAACAATTAATGCGAAGTGTTGGTGGTCATCAGTACGACTACCAAGTAGCTAGTGAATTTAGATTATTTGCTAAAGGTAGAAACGTAGCTTTGTTTTTAAACGCTCACGGTGTAACAGATGCAATGCGACAGGTATACCCACAAAATCACGAATACGCAGGACTTCCGAAACCATTATCAATGAGCCAAGTTGAAGGAGGTGGTAAATGGGGAAACCGTGCTGATGACGTGTATTGTGTTCATAGAATGACAAACCACCCAAGCGAGTGGATGTATTCGGAACTTCACGTACTTAAAATAAAAGAAACGGAAACAGGCGGGAGATGTACACCATACGAACAACCAATGAGATTAAGAATGAGCAAGAACAATGTAGGGTTTGAATTTTTAAATAGAGATATTCTACACAGCAAACATACAGACATTAACCAAATAATAAACTTCTAATGATACCAATAGTTTTAACCTTAGCAATTATAGCAACTGCCTTCATATTTTGGGGGCAACTTAACAATGCAGACATTCAAATAGCCCCTATTGTTGGGGTTGTGTTTGGTGCCTTATATTCAAATGAAGATTTTGAAGATGAGCGTGAACACGTTTTACAATGCTGCATCCTTTGCGTAAGTATCCAAGTAATATGGGCGACACCAAATGGCTTAGAAAAGTAGCCGAAAGACATCAGGAATGGATTAAAATAGTTCATTCATTTGGAGAATACACCTATGCCGAAGATTTGGTACAAGAGATGTATCTTATTTTATTGAAATACACTACACCTGAAAAGATAATAAAAGATGGTGTGGTTTCAAGGGGTTACGTTTACTTTACTTTACGTTCCCTTTACTATCAATATTACAACAAAAAAAAGAAAGTAACTAAAGTCAGTCTTGACGATGAAGAACTTTCAATACAGATTCCCGACTTTGACCATATAGAAGAACACGAAGCATTCCATAAGATATGTTTACTTGTTGATGAGGTTGCAGATGGTTGGGGGTGGTATGACCGCAAACTGTGGAAGCTGTACAGCCAAACAGATATGAGTATGCGAAAGATAGCAAGCGAAACTAATATAAGTTGGGTAAGCATTTACAACTCATTAAAACACCTTAAAGAAGATTTAAGAAATAAACTAGGCGAAGACTTCGCTGATTTTAAAAACCAAGACTATGACAGAATTTAAAGGCGACAAAAGAAGTAAGGAGTACAGAATATGGAAAGCTAAACACTCATTAGAAAGTGAAGGGTTTGGCGATACCATTCAAAAAATAACCAAAGCAACTGGAATTGAAAAGGCTGTAAAGTTTATAGCAGGGGAAGATTGTGGCTGCGATAAACGTCAAGAAAAACTAAATGAGATATTTCGATACGATAAGCCTAAATGCTTAGAAGAAGATGAATACAACTTGCTTAGGGATTCAATAGAAAGTAAACAGAATAAATTTACAGCCGAAGACCAAAAGAAATTTATTAGTATATTTGAAAGAGTATTTGATACTAAGGTAGTGGGTTGTTCTTCTTGTGCATTTAGAAGTACGGTTTACGAGAAGTTAGTTAAATTGTATAACACTTATAAATAAATGAGTTTAATTAGAAATAGTAAACTTGTTAATCAAGCCGTAGATTTTACTGGTGTGCAAAATGGCAAGATACATCCAAGCGATGTAGACTTTGTGTTTGAGTTTAGCAATCAGATATTAATACTAGGCGAAGTAAAAAGAAGATACAATAAAATTCCTAAAGGACAAGAGTACTTGTTGACCCGAATAGTTGACAGATGGGGAGATGGTGGTTTGGTTCTTAAAGTAGAACACGAGCATAAAGACGAAAACACAGATATACCTTTAAAGGACTGCTTTGTTACTAGACGTTATGTTAACGGTCAATGGAAAAATTACGAGTATGGAGCCGAACCAATTATTTTGTTTTTAAATAAAATAGGTGTACATTACGAAAATAAAAAATGTAGATTCTAATGAGAGATGCAATGCAAAAGAAGTTTGATAACTTAGATGATTTGAACCTTACCACCAATCTTTTAGTAATACAGGAAAACGTATTTAAGTGGTGCGAAGCAAAACCTGACAACGAAAAGTTAAAGGAGGTAAGAAGTGCAATCATACAAATATCATTGCTAACAAACAAGCTGCTATTAGATAGGGGAAACTATCACACGACACTAGAGCAATACAGAACACAAAGCACAAGGTCAATAGAAAGGGCAAGGAGGTCAGAGGAAGAGGCAACGTATTTAGAAAAGGAATTGGAAATTTATAAAAAGAAAGAAAATTTAGGATTATGAGCGATTCAGTAACAAAGTACTTTGAGAATGCAGATAGCACCAGAGGTGTCGACCTTAGACAAACAGATAAAATAGTTGAAGACGTTATGAGCCGTTTTAAGCAACGTTCAGAAGTGGGAGTACAAAAGTATGGTACTACACTTTATGATTCGCCTGATGGCTTCTATACGTTCTTAAACCACCTTCAAGAGGAACTTATGGATGCAACCTTGTACATTGAGAAACTTAAACAACAAAAATGAAAGCAGAAGACTTAACAAACATACTAATATTTATGGAAATGTGTTTGGAAGATGGAATAAACGAAATGAACGTAAAGTTTGATGAAAACGGAATAACAGCAATAACACCAGTAGAATGAAAGAATCAACCTTAATAAAGATGCAACAGGATTTAAAACTAACTCAACAAGCCGTTGTGGTAGCCTTGCACAGGATAGAAAAGTTGGAAGCAAAATTCCCACCTGAACTAGATGAGGAAAAAAAAGATAGTGAATAACTTGTTTATATCAAAAAAGTTTATTTACTTTACATCATAATTAAAAACAAACAATTATGACTTACAAAGAAAGCGAGTACATTACAGAACAGTACGCATCAATGTCTATGCAAAGGTTGATGGACACTATTGCAGACAATCAACACTTAGATGCACACCGTGAAAGATGCAGAATTGAAGTAGTAAAGAGAAGCAAACTAGATATAATTAAGATATGATAACACTACTAAACGGAGAACATTGGGGTAAAGAAGAAATACTCACTCAAATGTACGATGATACATTCTACTACGGACACTTAGGAAAACACGCACTAAGCAGCAGTAGCTTAAAAATGATTCTTAAAAGTCCAAAGACTTACAGAAACGTAACAAAGTACGGCAACCCTGACAATGAAAGTCCTGCACTATCCGCAGGTAAGTTAGCTCATTGGATGGTACTAGAACCGCACAAGGTAGATGAACTACACTTTGTAGAAGCATCCACAAAGAACACCAAGATATACAAGGAAGCCAAAGAAGCACACGGTGAAGTATTCTTAAACAAAGAACGTAAGGCAGCAGAACGGTTAACAGATG